AATCCAACAACTTGTTGGACAGTTGGTTAGTTAGTTTCATAATCCAGTTGCCAGTTATAAAAAATGGGATTCTTTTTACCTGATTATATACCATAGAACAAGGTTTCCCATTTTTTATAGCTGAGAGATCAAAAGATTAACCACTCTAACCAAACAACTAAACAGTGTTTAAAATCAATAGGTTACCCCAATACACAGAAGGTTGGTTACCAATTTGAAACCAACCAATGTCTAAAAAAGGAACCATGCGGCATGGCTAGCAAATTGGCTCCTAAGGTCTCGACCTCACTGATGGTCTAGACTAGTCTGTGCTGTCTGTCTATTCCGTCTAGTCTGGTCCCAACTGCCCACAAAAAACCTGTCGGACTGTGCTTACCTGAACACGATCCGACAGATCACCAGTACCAGTACGGTTAGTAGGACTACGGTTGATAGACCTGCTATAAGACCTGATAGTACTGGTACACGTTTGTTCCTCTGGTTGTGGTTGTGTTTGGGACGGTACTTATGTACTCGTCTTGGCATGCACTGCACCTCACATACGTGACGTCCTCGTCTAGGTAAAAGAATAGGTAGGGGGTTTCCCTACCTACTCTCTTGTCGTTTTGGTTAGGTTATTCCGATTTGGGTTCGGCTTCGTCGGCCTTGAGGCTGTCGACGGTTGCCAGGGTGATCGGAGCGTTGGAACGTGCCTGACGGATGGCTTTGGTTTCATCCGACTTGGCAGTTTCGATTAAGACGTTGCGGACATGCTGGTAGCGCTTGCCGAGCATCTTGGCGGTTTCACCCTTGGAGAACCCTACCGAGATCAGCGTACGGATCGCCGTGGAGATCGCACCACGGGATTGTTCACCACCGAACATGCCGAAGATCTCTTCCGCCGATTTGTTCACGTACGGAAGCTGGTCGGCGGTGTAGACCTTCGTCGGGGTCGGATCGACCTTGACATTTTGGACTTCGCCGATCGGATCGTTGGCAGTGGCAATTTCGTGCAGTGCCTCGGCGATCGTCTGCTCCTGCTCCTGCACTTCCGTTTCGGTGATGCTTGTCAGGTTTTCGGTGCTGTCGAGGATGTCCTCGGCGACCTGAGCTTCGGTGGTGACTTCAGCTGCCTGATTCCAACGGTTGTTACGTGCTGCCATGGTTGTGGTATCCTTCGTCGGTTGATTCGATGAGGCATCATGCTCTCATCTATGAACAGTATAGCATAAAGGTCATGGGCAACGCAAGTAGGCAAATGCTAGTCGCCCATGAGATTTTTTCCCGCCTAGATTTTCTTACCCAGGTTGTGGTTGAACCGGAGCATATCCCGGAACATTACGTAGTAGGCCTCCCGCTCCTCTTGCAGGTGACCATCCCAATTATTGTGGACGGACTCGTTGAAGTAGTCCCGGAAGAGATCTCCCAAGATTGCTGGGTGCAGTTCGTTCATCCGTTCTGCGACATCCGATTCGGTTAGCCGATCGAACATGTCATCCATCCGCTCATCGCGGATCGGATATTCGGGATCGGTTTCATCCCCGTCCGAGCACTGCTCATTGGTATCGAGCAGAGCGCCCTGCATGCTGCTGGTAAGACCTGCCAGCTTCTCGCTGGTCTCTTGGAGTTGGGCGACCATCTCCCTCCAGATCATGTCGATGTCCCGGTGGGCTTCTTCCTGTGCTTTGGTATATGGCTGTTCGGGTTTCTTTGTCATGGTATCCTCGTCGGTTTTGTCTTCGGTTTCAGGTACGGTTTTGGGATCCGGTTTGGATTTCGTTCCGGATCCCGGTTTCCTTACTGCAGGCGCTGCTGGACGGCCGGGATATAGTTGGCCAGCTGGCGATCTGTCAGCTGGACCAGACGCCACAGCGTCAGGTTGGAGCGGCCGAACTGCCTTTCGAAGTTGCCAATGATCAAGGTTCTTACCTGATCAACCTGCCATTGGGTCACGTGGCCCGCTCTGGTATAACGGCCGATGATCCGGGAGATGGCTTCGTTCAACTCCAGTCGTGGAATGCCGATCGTAGCGTCAAGGCTCTTCGGGACTTCCACTAGGTTCATGCGTTTCGTGCTGTACATGTTACTACCCCTTGTGCTCTTGTTAATATACCTATTATAACATAAGGTCATTGGGCAAATCAACGGTTATTTTCTGGTTAAAATGATGGTATGGTATGGATCCCCGAACGCCGATGGCTGGCTACCGCCCACCCGAGGGGTCTGTCCCATCAGTTGCCGTACCTCCTTGTAGAAACTTGGCATGCGGTCGGGCTAGCAAAAAGGCGCCCAACCCCTCCGGGCAGCAGGAAGTTTCGATCGGTCATCTTCAAGGTTAGGACCGCCTTGGTAGTGAGGTCCCTGCCTAGACTAAAAAGTGACGGATCCTGTTACGGATCCGTCTTTCAGTTTAGGCGGCAGGTGACAGATCTAACTTGTTGAACTGCTCGACTGACACCTCGGCCTGGAAGCCTATGACGTGCTCACAGTCGAGGCACTCACAGTAGATCAGGCGAGTCTCTTGACCGGACTCCTTGTACCTGATCGTCTCGAACGCTGCGACATGTGTGTTCTGTTTGGCGCAGCACGGGCACGTGACTTTGATCTTTGACATTGACCTGCTCTCCTAGTTTACTCTTCGTCGGCCAACTGGCGATCGTGATCTGCTAGGACTGCCTGACTGTCGACGCCTGACAGGATGGACTGGATGGCCTGGAATGCTTCGTGGCCTGTGATCAAACCGTCCTGATACTGTTGTACGTGATCTTTGACTGACTGCATCTGTGACTCGAACTGTTTCATGTCTGCTCTCCTCTTTACTATACCTTATTATAGCATAAGGTCCCCGGTCAAAGCAACAGGCAAATTCAAGGCGCCCATGAGATTTTTTGGCAGGCGAGCGGGCTAGCAAAAATGCGGGCAAACGGTACGGTCCGTAGGACGGTTTTCGGTTTCGGTTTTCGGTCCGGTTTTCGGTTTTGGAATTCAAGTCGGGCTGGGAGGTCCCCACCCAACGTAAGGACCGCCCTGGTCCTCTGAACTGCAAGGACCGCCTTGGTCCTCTGTGACCCAAAAGAAAAGGTGGGGCTGTTACACCCCACCTCCCTGATGGCCTATTCGGCCGACCGCTTGAGCGGCTCCTTCTCGACGTTCCGGACGTGCTGGTACCGGATGTTGAGGACCTTGGCAATACGACCGCGCTTCCAGCCCAGATCGATCAGGTGACGAATCGCACGGGACGTTGCCCCACGATTGTCCTTACCGCCAAAGAGCGCATAGACCTCTTCGGTGGTCAGGGTGCTGATGTCGATCTGGTTGTTGGTGTCGGTGTTCGTCATGGTTCAGTTCCTTCGTCGGTTTCTGTAGGGGCTTGATCGCCTCTCTACAATTATAGTATAGCATGGGGTCGTGGTCAAAAGCAACGGTCAAATGCTAGGCCGACCATGAGATTTTTTGGCGAGGGGGCGGGCTAGCAAAAACGCCCCTGTAGGGCCAGGGCCGGCTGGTCCAAAAAGGGCCGGGGCGTTCTGGTCCCCGGGGCCCCAAATGGCCCGGGCCCCAAAAGCCCACCGGGCCATTTATGTCCCAGGCCCTATATGTCCCGGGGGGGGGGGGGTCAAAGGCCCAGGACAAAAAAGGCCCAGGACATATATGTCCCAGGCCCTAAATGCTCTATGACAAAAATGGCCTAGGCTATTTCTAGCCTAGGCCGTAAAAGCTCTACTCGACTATTTTCTTTAACGGCTCGATCTGAACGTTACGTACGTGCTGATATCTGATATTGAGCATCTTCGCAACTGCGCCGCGCTTATAGCCTAATGACAGTAGAGTACGAATTGCTTTGCTAGTCGCGCCACGATTGTCTTTGCCGCCAAAGATTTCATAGATCTGCTCGACAGTAAGATCTTTGAACTGCTCTGCTGAATAAGACATTGTCATTCTCTCTCTTTGTTACGTAAGCTCTTCTGTCTGCTTACTATTATAATATAGTAGATCGCGCAAAAAGAAGCAACTGGAAAAACACGGAAAGATCTGGAAAGATCCGGAAACATCCGGAAACATCCGGAATAGGCCATATATGTCCCGGGCCGCCGGTAAGGTTGATTAATTTTCGGTTCCGGACAATTATGGCCCGGTTGCGGGCGTAAGAACGTCTAAAATTTTGTACTAGGTTTTGAAAATCAGGGGCATAGGTATGGACCTCACAAAATAAAATTTTTTGGTAGGATTTTTGAACGTGTGACCATGCCTTCCCAATGCCAAATTAACCACAAGCAGCCTCAAAATACCTGTTGACATGCCATAAAACCTAGGCTATAATAGGGTAATTGAATAGGCAATCGGGCACCCGATATGAACGTTATGACAAGCATAACTGGGCCAAGTCACAGCGGGCCCCACAGCGGCCCTCCTCCAGCAAGTAGTCGCCTGGACGTGATGGCAAGGCTTGCCGGAGGTCTGCCTGAGAATGAGTTCGGCCTGCCGCTCCACATCTATCGGCCTGATGGCATCCCAGACAACTTCGACCAGCTCCCCGAGACCCATAAGCACGCACTCCTAGCCCAATCCATCGTCAATATCAGCTACTCGGAAGGGTTCCCGACGACCCCTTCCGGCTCCCTCTTGTGGGCCCAGTTGGACTTCGAGTCAGCTGGCGACTTTATGCTGTTCCAGCGTTACCTTGAAATGACGCAGATGCATGGCTATCGTGCTATCGACACCTTGGCCAAGTCCCTGGCATCAATGCGAATGCCACACCTCCAACAAGCGGCCCCGAGCCAAAACATCGCAACGTTTAGCGACGCCGAACGTGCCAAGATGGAAGAGGATTATACCAACCTATTCACGCAGATTCGGTCCCACCTCCGCGAGCTTTTCGTCTACCACTATTGGAATGTCCGAGCACGCGCTTACGATATGGTGGGTCAAGCTGCTTACCGGAAGATCCGCGAGCAGCGTGCTATGATCTTGGAGGATGACCACTTCATCCGGACCTCTACCATGGTGAAGAAGGTCTTTGACAGGTTCGACCGCTTCAACCAGGACGAGCTGGATGAGATGGATCCGGCTACAACCGTCAAGGTCATGAAAGAACTTCTCCAAATGCAGCGTGTAAGCGCCGGACTACCTGCTGCCGCCCCAACTTTGGACCACTTACCAGGTGATAAGGCCACAGGATCTGGCCAATCTATGGAAGTTCACCTGCGAACTATTGCCAAAACCGCAGCAGCTGCCAATGGAAATAAGGCGAAAAACGACACTTCCAGGCTCCTTGATAGCGAAGAGGACACTGCAATTGCGCAGGAATTGATCATCCGAATGATGGGTTAATGCCCACATAACGGCACACAAATGACACGGAAGGACAAAAAACATGGCAGATCAGAAGAATTATCCGGGTGCGGAAGCGCCAAAATCGGCGGTCAACGAGCCCATCAAGCGGGACGAATCGCTCGATAAACCGGCTTCCGACGAGCCGAATTTCGACCATACGCCTACCGAATATCTCGGTTCTGGCGCAGATACAGCAGCTGCAAGCCCGATCAGCCTGATCGACGAGACGATCGATCCCGCAATGCTGGACGAATACAACTCGGCGGAGTTCTATCACGCACTGACTCCAGCAACCGGCGTCACGCCAAGCAAGATCGAGCCCCTTGCTCGCAGTGCCTTCGGCAGCTATAAGAAGGAAGTCGGCGGCACCGCTCACGATGGCAGCCCCATCGGCGATTGGTTCAAGATGCGGCCGGTGCAGCGCAATGGCTGGCGTGCTATCGTCATCGATGTGCTCCAAAACATCGGGTACATCCGGGGCTAGGCTAGCTGACAGCCGACAACAAGGGGTTGCTATCAGGCAACCCCTCTTCCCAGCAACAACCAACAGGAGTATGCCCGATGACTCTTACAACCTTACTGATCATCATCCTGATAATCTTCCTGCTCGGTGGATTCTCCGGACGATTCGGTGGGCCTGGCTACGGATATGGCTATTACGGTATGGGCATTCCTGGAGTGCTTCTGCTCGTCCTGATCATCTTGCTGGTTACGGGACGGCTGTAGTCCAACCATGTCAAACATGTCGGATCTATTCGATCCTAAATTCTCCCCTGCGACGCTGACCCGGTATCTGGATCCTACCTGGATACCGGCAAAGCATCTCATGTTCATTAGTGCAAAGGTGGCCTCTGCAGTCAGGCGAGGCAATGCTCGGCTAATAGTATCGGTACCACCACGTCACGGGAAATCCCGGATGTTGTCTATCGGTGCTACTACCTGGACATTGGAGAAGTTTCCCAAGCACAATGTAGGACTGTGCACATACGGACAGGGATTGTCACTTGACTTCTCACAAGCAGTTCGTGACCAGATCTTAGCGAACCCGGACAAGCTGACTACCCGGATCCGTGAAGGCTCAAACCGAGCTGATCGGTACCTCACTCAGACCGGTGGGGGTGTTTTTGCTTTTGGGCTTGGTGGCGTCCTCGTCGGCCGTGGCTTTCACGTCTTCTTCCTTGATGACTATATCAAACAACTTAAAGAGGCGTTGAGCCCCACTTACCGTAACCAGACTTGGGAATGGTTTGTCACAACTGCACTAACGCGTATCGAGCCAGGTGGGAATATCATTATCGTTGCTACCCGCTGGCACGATGACGATCTCATCGGCCGTATCCTGAAAGAGCAACCCGAGAAATGGGAGTACATTCGGATCCCTGCTATTGCCGAGGACGACGATGTTCTAGGCAGGCGGCCAGGTGAAGCGTTGTTCCCAGAGCGGTATGACTTAGCCTCACTGATGGATATTAAGGGGCTGATGGGGTCCCACTTCTGGTCGGCTATCTATCAGCAGGATCCTAGGGCTGATGGTTCAAAGATCGCACGTAAAGAGTGGTTGCAATATGTGCATGAACTACCGCCTCCACAAACCCTCAACTGGGGTCGCTTCTGGGATCTAGCCTCAACCAAGAATGCAGGCGACTTCACGGTTGGCTCCCTCTTCGGCGCAAATAAAGTCGCACAACGTGGGTATATCAAAGAGATCGTACGAGGTCAGTACTCACCAGACGATGTAGAGCAGTTGGTCTTGACAACAGCTGAGAGGGATACGCCAGCAGTCCCGATCTTCATTGAGCAAGAGCCGGGGTCGTCTGGCGTAATGGTGATCAACTCGTTCAAGAAGTTGCTAAGGGGGTACGCAGTAACCGGCATCCCAGCAGTCACGAACAAGATTGCTAGGGCCCACGCCATGTTGGCTGGTGCAGAACGTGGTTCATTAATCCTGCAACATGGCGCATGGAACAAGGTCTTTGCAGACGAATTTGACTCCTTCCCCGGTGGGGATTATGACGATCAGATCGACACGATCTCAGCAGCTTGGAACAGGCTTATAGGCATCATGTCGTTTGGTGCTACTTGGGGACGTGAATCGAAGCCCGAAGAAGCGCATTTAGAAGATCATTCACCAGTTACTGGGGCAACATGGGGCCGCCGCAAGTCGGGGTTACTGGTGCCGAAAGGAGGGATTCGTGTCCGTTCAAGAGAATACCACTAAGGTTGAGTCTGCCAAGCAGCGTATCCGTGCTATGTCGACTGCACTTGTATCGCGCATGTCGTGGATGGTGCGTGCAGGCATGACGTTTGAGAATAACCGTGATCTGTGGTCGGTCTTCGGTTACACTCGGCAGCTGCGTGTCGAAGACATGTACATCAAATATCGCCGGCAGGACGTCGCGAAGACACTGGTTGATGCACCAGCCGACGCACTGTGGACACGGCCGCCTGCTCTGTCCTCCGACAATCCGGAGTTCATACAGGCTTGGACAGATTTGTGTGGTACACTTCCGCTCTGGGATACGTTCCGTCGAGCAGATCTGACCACAGGGTTCGGTCGCTTTGGCATTATCATCGTTGGGATCGATGATGGCCTTAAGCTTGAGGAACCCGCACGGCCTCTCCGCAGCAATGGGAAGTCGCACCGTGTCACATATCTCCAACCATATAGTGAGCTTGGCGTCACAGTCTCAGACTTTGAGGCCAACTCGGCATCGCCTAGATTCGGCTTGCCTCTCTTCTATCAAGTCGCCATCAACGACACTGAACAAGGAGTCGCAGGTCGTGCAATTTCCGCACCACGCATCGCGTTCAAGGTGCACTGGTCGAGGGTCATCCACGTCTGCGATAACGTCATCGAAGATACGGTTTATGGTATTCCTCGTCTTGAGCCTGTGTACAATCTTCTGGACGATCTACTTAAAGTTGCTGGTGGCAGCGCTGAGACATATTGGTTGACGGCTAACCGTGGCATGCAGATGGACATCGACAAGGATATGCCGCTCGATCAAGAGGATGCGGCAAATCTGGAAGATGAGGTCGAAGAGTACCATCACAATCTGCGTAGGTTCATTAGGACTCGTGGCGTGAAGCTACAAGAGCTTGGCGCTAAGGTTGCAACGTCCAAGGATCCGATCGACGCGATTATCAGCCTGATCTCAGCGACTACCCGAATCCCGCAACGATTGCTTATGGGTTCGGAAGCCGGTCAGTTGGCCAGTGAGCAGGATCGTGCAAACTGGGCTGAGCGCGTTGGTGAGCGGCGCAAGAAGTTTGGTGAGACCCGGGTGATCGCGCCGGCAATAGCTTGCTTTACTGGCCTGGGAGTATTGCCAAAGCCAGTGAATCTGCGGATCGAGTGGCCTGACGCATTCATTATGGGTCCCCTGGAAAGCTCTCAGACGGCGGCGCAGAAAGCTCGATCCGCAGCGAATTTGTTAAAGTGTCTGATTGACAAGCCTGACTTCATTACGATTAAAGAAGCCCGTAATATTGTTGGTATGGGCGATGAGACCCGGATCCTCGATGACACCCCACTCGATCAGGTTCCGGTAGCACAGTAGACGCCTCCCCCACGTTTGCCTATGTCTACTGTTGCGGGAAGATAGGGAGCATGGCATACTCATCACGTGCCCCGTGATCATGCTCCCTATCGACGTTTGTGAGGACTCCCCGTAAAAGAATAGCTCCCCGATTGGATAGCCGGTCACCACCCTCCCGATGGGTTCGCCCCATCTGTTGGCAGAGATGACTTATGTTGCGGTCCGGTCCCCAATACCCAAAGATTTCTTTGGTTGACCAAAAGAATTCAGTTGACTTCTTTTTGATCTTCCATTATAATGGGAGATACAAGGTACAAATAAAACGCATCCTTAAATAAGGCCTGGGAAAGAACGACCGTGCGCGCATACCTAAGTATCCATGCAACGTCGGACAGCAGTCTGGTCCGAGAAGATACCCTACAGGGTAAGGATTACTTAGTAGTGCCTGTCGTCGCCGTCGTCGAAGGCGTTCTACAAGGTGCGAATTCTCCCGAGCCGGAATTGGCAACTGCTGCTGAGTTCGGTAAGAATTTACCCGGATGGAATGGTCGTCCGGTTGTCATGAATCATCCCCAAGATGGTACTGGCAATTACGTGTCTGCGAACTCGCCTGAGATCATCTCGGATTGGGCGATGGGCGCAATGTATGCTGCGTATGTCGAAGATTCCAAGCTTAAAGTCGAAGCCTGGATTGACATCGCACGGGCAAAAGAGCTTGGTGGGGAATTCGAATCTACCTATGATCGCCTTGTCGCTGGCGAACAGGTAGAAGTTTCTGTTGGCATCTTTGTCAACGTAATCAAGCGGCCTGGTGTATATAAGGGTAAGAAGTATAGTGCGATCTGGTCGGATGTTGTACCGGATCACCTAGCGCTTCTTTCTGCTGGTGCAATTGGTGCATGTTCCGTCGAAGATGGATGTGGTGCACCCAGAGTCAATGGATTGAAGATGGCAACGGTAGCAACTCCCGTGACAGCAATTCAGGTTCCTCCGCCCCCTTCCTCAGCTGGTGGCACAGCAGTGAAGCCTTTGGCCGTTGCGGCAACTGAATGTGGTTGCCACGATACTCCGGCAGATGCCATCGCAGTTCCGCCTGCTCCTGACTCTATCAACGAATCAATCGAGGCAGCTCGTCGGTTGAGCGCACGTTTCAGTATCAATGCGCTCCCGGCCGACCGCTTCAACAGTGATATCTACAAGGCAATCTGTGCGGCCATCCGGAAGAAGTTTGGCTACTCGGCCTATGCCTATGGATATACTACCGACTACGCCGTCTACGAGTACTACGACTTCGAAACTGGCGCTGCCTGCTACAAGATCGGTATCAGCGTCGACGAGAACCTAGTCGTATCCTTCACCTCCGAGCCTACCGAGGTGAAGGTCGTCATGCAGATTATCGACTCACCTGAAGAAGAGGACACAATGACTGTTGCAACCGCCCCTGCGCCCACGACCGGTGAGATCGCTCCTGTCGTGACCGAACCCGTTGTCGCTGCAGCTTCTGCAGCCGCTCCCATCCTGCCGACTCCGGCAGCTCCCATTACTCCGCAGGCTCGTCAGCTGACCGTCGAGGAATACATTGCGTCGGCCCCTGCTGGCCTCCGCGAAGTGCTCGCCGAATCCGTCCGGGTCCATGAGACTCGCAAGAATGACCTCGTTCAGCAGCTGCTATCGACCAATCGCTGCTCGTTCAGCGAAGGGCAGCTCAAGGACATGACCTTCGAGACGCTCCAGGGTCTGGCTCAGCTCGCCGACATCCGTGACTTCAGCGGTCAGGGTTTCCCCCGTGCTGTTCCGCAGGCTCCCGCAGGTGGCCAGTCCTCGATGTCGGTTCAGGCCGCTCCGCAGC